GTTGTGCATTTTTGGATTTGAGGCTGCCAATTGCAATTCCGTCTGCGCAAGGGAGATACGCTGTGTCTGTGAAAAGATATTAGGATCGGCAACTGGCAGAATATCTACGCGGTCGTCAAAGTCAGTTTTCATAATTTGTCTCTGTCCTCCGGCAACATCGTATGGATATACGGGCGGTAGATAAAGTTTGAACACTCTTGATAATAAATTAAATTCTCTTTTCATGGCAGCATAGATTCTTTTATGAATCGCTGACATGGTTCTTGAACCTCTTTCTAAAAGCGCAACGGTTGTACCCACTGCTGCTTGTTGATTTCCATCACCAACTTGTAAGTCCGCAATAGATGCGAATCTTTGTCCTGCTGATACCACAACACCCATAAGGGACAATAGTGTTTGAGAAGGTTCTTTAAAAGGAAGCGTCATAAAGGCATCTCTTAGATTACCTCCGGGTGCATCTACATCTCTGAATTCTCCAGGCTGTATCGCTTGTGCTTCATCTCTCATTTTAATACCACGCATTTTAAATCCTGCGGGTAAATTTGATAACGTTCCTGCATCTAACAATTGTCTGAGTGCAGCGGTTGCTGTTCTTGATAATCCACCAATCATGTGAATTAAACCAAAACCATAAAAACCTAATCCTGGTAAAAATTTAAAATGAACAAAATATTCAATCTTATCTTTTTTAGGATCGTTCATTTCATAGTTTCTACGAATCGATAATACTTTTCTTGTGCCTTCTTCTAACGTTACAACATAAGGCAACTTGATTCCTGTAGGTTGTCCGTCTTGTCCTTGATCTTCAAAGCCTTCTAAATCTAAATTGACATGACATTCAAAAATCGTAAACATACGATCGTCTCGACCTTTGGTTGCTCCTTCAAGTTCTCTTTCTTTTCTCTGTGAATCTGTTTCTTGTATGTAAGAGGGGTTGAGTTCTAAATCTCTATAAAAACCACCGACTTGTTGTTTTCTTAAATCATTTTCCGTCATACGAATCACATGAATGATGGACTCGCAATCGTCCAGTGAAGTTGCAGTATAAGGAACTACTAAATCATCTGCAGGAACAAACTTGGATACGGCTCTTTGCATAATGTCATCGTAATAAACTTTTTTAAATGCTGATCCTGCAAGAGGTAAATAAAATAACATTTGATCAAATTCAGCTTCGTATTCTTTCATCTGATCCATGATTTGAAAATTCATGTAATCTTTAACACGTTGTGACTGTGATTCTTTTTGTGGTGTCGGCATTCCAATAATTTGTGTTCGTACCGGTCCGCCTGATGGTAATAATTCTTTATAAGCTAACGATTGAAACTGTGTTACCGCTTCGGCAAGTACAGGATGCGTGGCACCTGATGCGCCTTTGAAGGGTTCTGTTCTGTCAGCATAATCAAATCCTAATAGATCTAATCCTGATGTATAAGATCGTTCCCAATCTTTTCTGGATGTTTTGTAATCGGTATAATTGTTGTAAAGTTCGTTACCTAACGGATCTAAAACATCGTCCGGTAGCATTTCTGCTAAATTCGAAAAGTGACCTTGATCCGGTCCAACCTGTAAATTTTCAGGACCCAAATTCACATCGACACTACCGTCTTCATTCGGCTGCAAATCAGAAGGCTGTTTCATTTGTTCCGCCATCTGTTGTTGCTGTTCTAAAGCAATTTTTGAAGCGCTAGGTAGTTTTACGTCTTGTGAAACGTTTGGTAATATTTTGTCGATTTCTGCCATTTAATTTCTCCGCTGTTATGTTTGTAGCTTGTTTAGTCTTAATATTCAAGCCTTTTGAGTTTGGCCCTTTTAAAGGGGGTGTTGCTGTTATGTTACTGAAACTGGATCTACTGAGTGCCATTAATATAGCTCATCTGCGCCCGGAAGATAGTTGTCATAACTGGCAAGTCCTCCTGATGCTTTTTTAACTTTAAATAGGTCTTTCGCTTCGTTAGCAATCTCTTCAAATTCCAAATGATATTTATCATCAACATAGAAATCAGCATCTCTCATTTTACCATCTCTGTCTGGCATAACTGAAACTTCTTGAAACTCATCAGCTTCTTTAAATGATTTTTGAGTTTTAAGACCTTCATCTGTAACTTGCGTTTTACCTTTAGTCACACTCATTTCAATTTCAGGGTTAACCAGATGACGATCACTGCCCCATTGTATAGGTTTTTTAATTCTCGTTGCCTCTCCTGCTGCATCTTCGACAACATCCACACCTTTATAAGAGTGCACAGTGTCAGGCATTTTATTGATATCACTATCCATTATTTTTTTAATTCCTTTAGCTTTGACCACTTTGATTAAGTCGGCAATATACACCGGTGTTCCATCCACTCCTCTTTTAATCACTTCTTCTGTAACTTGAGGAACAACTGTTTTTGCGCCTTTACCTAATTTTATAAGTCCTGTTCCTACGGTCGCAGTGCCAATACCAAGAGCAGCAAGTAATTTCATAAAAGCTCTTCGACTTTTGTCGATGCCTTTAACAACTTTTCCTTTTCCAAAAAGAACACGGCCGCCTAATTTAAACATTAACTCGTCACCTTTAGCATAGACATCTTGTACTCCACTTTCTTCTGCTGCTCGTGCCATTTCTAAATTAGATTGTCTTGCTCGTTCAAGCATCTCAGGATTTTTTGCAACTTCTTGAGCAGTTTTATGAATTTGGTATAAACCTTCAGCTCCCAATGAAATCCAACCAAGAGGTGAAGCTATTCTTGCTGCTTTCATTGCCATTGCCGGAGTCATTCCTAAATTTAAAGCTTGTGTAACTCCAGTTCTGACTGCTTGATTTTTTATTGGCTTAGTTAATTTGCTTGTCCACTTTACAAGTTCCGGTGCGAATGCAGCTTCCGCTGATAAACCTGCTCTATCTAGTGGATCTTTATAATCAAACCCTCCAGTTGCTCCCCATAAAACTCCGGCTCCTGTTGGAGTTAGAAGAGAGGATCCCACTTTTCGAAATGCTTTTCTTAAATATTTTAAAGGATCCGATTTCATAAATTTAGATCCAAGAGATGTAGTAAGTGCTCCTGTTGCTAGTTGTCCTCCACTAGGTATGGACATACCTGCTTTAGTAACATCAGTGTCAGATGCATTTGCAAGAGTTGTTATACCAGCAGCACCAATTGTTCCACCAATAACAGCTTTAGCTAATTTGCCAAATTTACCTCCCATTTTGGAAAAACTTTTTATAAATTGACTATTAACAATTTCATCACTGCCTGAATATTTTGTTAACACCTCTTTAATATTTTTTCCTTTTCTAATCATTTGGTCTACAATATTGTCAGATTTCAAATCTAAATGATCTGCCAGTTCGCTTAATTTAGTCCATCTTGGAGAATCAATGTCATTAATTCTTGGAGTCGTAAATTCCATGGAAGGTTTTCCTGTTTTATCAAGTTTAAATCCTCCAATCTTTAATCCTGTATCTGCTGTAAAAGAGGCTCTTAAATTTTTTATATCAGCCGTAATCTCATTTCGTCTTTTTATAGCTTGCAAAGAGTTGTTTCCTTCTAAATCTTTAGCTTCTTTAAACAATTTTACAATCGACTGGTCTGTTTTACTTTTAAGATTATTTAAAGATCCTTTAATATAGTTAATACGCATAAAGTTTTTACGATATTCAGGAAAATTTTTCATTAAAGCATCAATATCAGTATGGTCACCATGAATAATAATGCCCCCTGAAAGTTCACGGATCCCTCTTTGCATATCTTTTAAGAAATCAATATCTTTTTTAGGAAGCCCCAATATTTCAGCTGTTCCAACAATGCCTCGTGTAGAGTCTTTTAATAACCCTGCTATATTTTTATGTAAAGCACTTTCAATGTAGTTTTTTGGAGCCTTAATGTTTTTATAAATTTTAGCTATAGTTCTATCTACTCCAGTTTCTGAATAAAGGCTATTTAGTCTCTTTAAACGATAATCAAATAATTTTGAGTCATAATTCTTATTACCTATTGCTTTTTTAAAATCATCAAATAATGATTTTCTTTTTTCTAAAATTTTTGATTTACCTTCAAGAAAACTAGAGCTTTTTTTTACAAGTTTATCCAAGGCTTCAATTTCAGGTAAAATTTTTCTAGCTTTACCAACATAATCAATGTCCGCTCTTTTTAAAGCCTTTGTAACAGCTCCTTGTCCAATTTCTTCACCAACTTCTGTTGAAACTAGTTTAGCAATTCGGTCTGCTGAAAGATCAGGATTATTTTCAAAAGTTTTAACAATGATATCATCAAGTTTAGCTATTTCTTCTTGAGATTTTAATCCATATCCAACAATCGTTTTAGGTATCTCTGTGATCTTTAATTTTCCACTCTCCAATAATTTTTTATAGTATTTATTAAAATGTCCATAGTTTTTCTTTAAAAGGTCAGGCGCATCTCCACGTCCTGGTCTCATTTTTCTTTTATAAGATTTTACTTTAATAATCCCTTCTTTTTCAAGCTGTCGACTTACATCAATAGAAACTAGCCCCTTATTCAATAATTGAATGGCTCTTTTTTCCAGTTTAGGATACGTTTTATCTAAAGTGTATCCTGTTCCTGTTCCACCATACCCCTGTCTCCCTGGTCCGTGGTCCACGAGCTGTCCACCTTGGTACCCGGATCTTGGATCTGGCTCATAAGAATCACCCCATGACTCATATCTCCAGGTTGTCTTTGGTGTTTTCGAGTTTTTTGCTCTAAATGATTTTACTAATTCCTTGTAAGTTTGCATTAAACTCCTAAAATACTTGCCAGGCCGCCATTAGATAGACTGACTCTGCCGCCTTTGGCATACAACTGATTATATCTCTCTATTCCAAGTTCGTTAATTAATCCTTGTTCATCAGAATTTGTGGTAAACTCGTTGGAAATTGGTGGCATCATACCTATTGGCATTCCCCCCATTGGTGGCTGCATTCTTGGATCGCCCATAAGTTGCTTATTCTCTGCATAAGATCGATACATTCTTTGATCAACCAGCGGGTTTCTAGCGACAGGTGGATTGTATGCTGTTCCTTCTGCTACAGATTCACCGGGACCAACCATTCTCATTACGTCCGACATACTATTAATTGGAAGATTTCTTATACCAGGTGCCATACCTGTTTCTCTAGCCAGTTCTGCCATTGATTGATCTTTCATTACATTTCCTCTTTCATCCCTCATAATGTTAACAGCAAATTTTTCACCAGGTATTGTTTGTATTCCTGTTGGTGCTGCTTGTGTCTTTACCGGTGCAGTTTGTGTTACTGGAGCGTTAGCATTTTTAAAAGTTCCTCTTAAAGTTTGTTCATCCACAGGTTCATAATCCGTACCATTAAATATAAAATATTGTCCATCTCTTTTAACTAAAGAGTCTGTAGGCACTTGAGATTGTGGATCTCCTCGTCTATCCAGATTAAAGTCTTTAATTAATTGATCCTCACCTGTATACTTTTCTGCTGCTTTTGATTCTCCCTGCTGTGTAAAAGGATTACGCATAACTCTTCCTGAATCTAAAAGATCATCAAGTGTGCCTATTGATTCTTTTGGTCCAATTGAAGTATAAACACCATTTTCGTCTATTAATTCAAAACCAATAGGTGACTCATAAATGGATGTACCATCACCTAAATCATAAACAATA